GTCGACAGCCGCGGCGACAATGGTGTGCGCGGCCGCGGCGAGGTAGGCAGTCAAGGTCTCCATGAGGCCGACGACGAAATCGCAGGCGACGTTGGACATCGTCATCTTGATTCCGAAGTAGGCCGGTTTCCCGGCGGCCAGCTCGAACGCCTCGCCGAGGAGCGTCATGCAGATACCGTCGAACTCATTACCGGCATTCGTGATGAGGATTTTTTCCCCGGCCGTCAACGAGTTGATCGTCAGCGTGTCGCCAGCCCCGGCCTCGATGATGGTATCCACGAACCGGAGCGGATCCCCGGTCGTATCGTCCATCGGCTGCCCGCATTCCATCTCGTACTTGGTGACGTTGATTCCGATAGCGTCCAGCCATCGGGCCTGGTTGTCCCCCTCGTAGTAGACCGTAGCCTCTCGGATCTGTTTGCTGTTGACCATATTTTCCCTTTCAAGTAGGGGGCCGGGCGACCGGCCCCCTGGTCATTCGTTACAACCGCCCTAGAGCGCGGTGGCGGAAGACTCTTCCGCGAAGCGGGATCCGGAGAGGATCACGATGCAGGCTGCGAGTTGCGCCCCGCCTGCGCCCGTCACCTGGATGCGCATGAACGGGTGGCCCTCGGCCAGTTCCGCAGCGTCCACCTCGATAACGTGCATCGTGTTCGCCGTGCCCGCAGAGGCCGTGGCGAATCCGGCGGTCGCGGCATCGGCCTGTCGGTCCAGCACGTCCCCGTTGGCCGTGACCTCCGAGTAATACTTGAACACGATCAGGTCCTCGCCGGTGCCCGCGTTGTCCTCGCTCTGGTAGACGGTGATCTGTTCCACCTGGACCGCGGCGCCGAGAACGACGATGATGCTGGCGTGGCTGTAATTCGCCATGCTCCAGTAGTCGGACGCGGGGGAGGCGGCCATGGAAATCGGAGGCAGCGCGTTGATGACGTGCCCCTCTTCGGCGACGTTGAATCCTTTCATGTCATGTTCCTTTCTGGCCTACGCACGAGCACCTAATGTCACGAAGGGGCTGACTGTGTTGCCCGTGGTCGCCTTGTAAGGGGTGAGGACCGTGGCCCACGCGGGCTGGCCGTTGCAGCGGTACACCCAGCGGAAGGCCATCTCGTTGGTGGAGAACAGGACGTGCAGCGACTGCGCCGCCTGGACCCCGCCCTTGTCGATGATCACGTATTGGCTCAGGTCCACGAGGGAGATGTCCCCCGCGTCCCCGAGGATTGCCGCCTGCTCGATCTCGATGACCGGCCGGCCGAAGATGGAGCCGTAGGGAGCCCCGGAGATCCCGCCGGGTGGCATGTAGACAGGGAACGCGCCCGCGCCGGCCGGCAGCACCAGCTGGTAAAGCTGGGGGAGACACTCCTGGTTGACGAGCCAAACGGCCTTTCCGCGGGACCCGTTCCAGAGACGCGCCAACATCTTGTTGACGTTCTGGACGTTGATTGTGTCGGCGGTCTGCCCGGTTTCCTTTGTGATCGTGGTCAGACATCCGGCAGCCAGGAATCCGAGGAACTGGCCGGCTCCGGTCCCGCGGACGATCTCGTCGTCCAGCCGGAACCCGAATTCCTGTGCGAAGCTCTGCTCGATGACGGCCCCCGCGGATGTGGCGTCCTGCATGAAGTCGTTGGTCGTGGCGCAGTAGCCGATCAGGTCTTCCAGGTCCAGCTCGAATTTGCCGAACTCGGGCGCGGCATGCGTGCCCGCAGCGCCTTCATTCTTCCGGTAGACCCGTACCCCGCCGAGACGAGAGCCGGTCGCGCGGCTGGATTCCTTGATATATGGCGCGCGGAGTCCATTCTTTCCTTCGCCGATGGGGATCTTCTGGCACATTCCGACCAGCTTCCCGGTCTCATGCGCCTTTTGGATCAGAACGGACGACCAGTCCTTGTCTACGAGGAATCCGCCCTCCGCAGGTACGGCCTCGTTCATTCCGGTTGCCGCGCGGAACTCGGGCGACATGCGGGAGACGAGACGGCGGTCCAGGACGCCGGCCTCGAAGGGGCCGATCTTGTCGGATCCCCTGGGGAGAGCCGCTGCCATGATGGCCTGTAGATATTCCCCGAGGTTGGGGAACTTCTGGTCCGCCGAGTCCTGCACGATCTCGATGCGAGATCCGGCCGGAACCGATGAAAGAGCGGCCTGCGCCCTGTTCTCTGTATCGATCTTGCGTTTCAACGCCTCGATCTGATCGAGATATCCGTTGACTTCCTTGTCCTCGGCATCGGTGAAGTCGCGCTCGGTGGCGAGGGCCTGAAGCGCCTTGACCTTGATATCCAGGGCGCGGATCTCCGCCTGCCATTTCATGATCTTGTCCATGGTTTACCCTTTCAGTGTGTCAATAATGGTGAGAGAGACGCTCCTGATCCGATCCCGAGTTTTGCGTTTAGCAGCCGCGGGCTTCGGCGGTCTCTCATCCGATGTGGGCGCCTCCGCGGCGCTCGTCGGCTCTCCCGAGCCCTCTTCGTCCGAGCCTCCCGCCCGGACAGCGGAGAAACCTTTCTTTGCGATCCCGGCCGCCGCAGAGCGACTGAAGCCGCCTGCATCCCGCAGGAGTGCTTCGAAGTCCCTAAGCGTCGCCGGAGGATTGCCTTTTTTCGTGACTTTCTCGATGAGCGCCTTGGGCGCATGCTGAAAGCCGAACTTCGAAAGGTCGCAGGCGAGAGCTGCGATGGCCTGGCCCTCGACCATGGTGTCGGCAAAGCCTGCATCGACAGCTTCTTGTGCGGTCATCCAGGTCTCCTCGGCCATGAGCACCTGGATCTCCTCTTTCGTGTACGAACTGCGCGCGGTGTAGATGTCCGCCATGTTCCCGCCGATCTGATCCAGGAGATCGGCCGTACTTCGAAAATCTTTCGCGGTTCCCATGGCGATGGCCCACGGATCGTGAATCATGAAATAAGTACCCGTATCCATCGTGAGACTCTTGCCAGCCAGCGCGATGACGGAAACGATGGAAGCGGCAAGTCCGAGCACATGGACTTCGAGCTTGTCCTTGATCGGGGCGAGCAGGTTATAGATTGCCATCCCGTCAAATACAGAACCGCCCGGGGAATTGAGAAGGAGTTTGATCGAAGCGCGGTTCTTCACCGCATCTAGCTCTTTCTTGAAATCAGCCACCGTCACGCCCCAGATGCCGATCTCATCGAAGATGGAGATTTCGGCCTCGGTGTCGCTGGCCTTCATGGAAAACCACCGCCTGTTGATCTCTTTCATCTTCGATCCCTCCCAGTGAACGTAAAAAAAGCCGCAGAGTTGCGGCTATCATTTACATGACATCGAGTCGTAAAAGTTCGAGGAACTCCCGTTCATGGATCGCGCGAAAATCCAACTTTATTTGAGGTCTGCCGATGCAGGCGGCAGTCGGGATGCCACGCGCAGAAATCTCTATACTAACGATCGGCCTTCCGAATGCTTCTCCGCTCGGGATACCACCAACCCCTGAGATGAGTATGGGCTGCGGAGCGGGTGGGATCTCCGGCTGCAGCTTTCGAATCAGCTCCTCGATGGAAACCCATTCACCCCAGAATTCGATCTCATCGTCAGAGATCGTGACCAGGGGGACAGCGGCCACGCCGGGGTCTCCGAAGGTCTCTGCGCTCGCGATCCCGCCTATGTCCGTGAGTTCTATGGCACCGCCAGCCGGTGCAACGACTGCCGTCCCGAATGCCTCTTCCGAACCTGCTCCTGCCAATGCCGTGGTCAGCGTAAGGGATTGCACTCCATGGATTTCGCCCGTCTCAATCCCGGCGACCGATGCATCAAGCGCCGCGCTTTGGCTGCCATGCACCTCAGCTGTCGCTATACCAGCGAGCGTTATGCCGAGCGCTGTCGTCTGCGTCCCGTGACCTTCGCCAGTCGCGATCCCAGAGAATGCAGTCGTGAGGGAAAGCGCCTGCGTGCCGTGAATCTCTGCGCTGGCAACCCCCGTGGGGATGAGCGTGAGCGCGACATTTTGGGTACCGTGAGTTTCGAGGGAGGCAATGCCGCTAGCACTCACTCCGAGCGATAGGATATGGGTGCCGAGCACCTCGGCGCTTGCGATCCCAAGGACACTCACTTCGATAGGATCCGCCTGTGGTGCTACTGTTGCAACCCCAAAGGCTTCGGCGGTGGCGATCCCCGACAGGCTTACAGTAACAGATGCGATCTGAGTCCCGAAAGTCTCTCCTGTCACTATGCCTGACGGAAGAAGGGTGATCCGTGCGCGAAGTGCAATCAGAACCGAAACCCATGGATCAGTTACACTTGTGGTAGCAGATCCATTTCCCGTCGCGGCGGGTGTCGTGATCTCTTTTGAATACATAGAGACCTGTCCGTCATCCCCTGCGGCTTGCTCGCCCGCATCAAGTCTCTCTGTCACTCCTGTCGTAGACCCGCCAAAAGATTGCCCACTCGCCGACTCATTATCTCCACGGCCACAGAGACCGAGAGCCCAAGCGGCAGCCGAGAGGGTTGTGATCTGCCCTGCGGTCATCGGAGTGCCTGTACCCGCAGATGCGGTCCCTACGATTTCGATCGGGAGGGCGGCATCTACTCCAGCGAACGTAGCAATAGCCCCGACGCTTTCCAGAGTCCCCGAACTGCCGCTGATCGTTGTCGTCGGATTCCCGTCGCCGGCCTGGAGGAAGCGATAGAAGGCGCACAGCTTAGGAGTGGAACTTCCCCACGGAGAACCTGAAACTTGATTCCAGTTCGTCGGCGTCGACCCACTCCCCGCATCACAATAGACGAGCAGGATCGCGAGTTGCCCAGCCGCCCAACTCCCAGGAAGCGGGACGGTCAAGTCGCCGTTCCCGGCTCTCCCAGTAGCTGTCGTGGTTCCTGCCGCTGTCGCTACGCCGAAGGTAATCGCCATGTCTTCCTACAGCTTGAAAATCTTGTTGGCACCCGTATCCCAGGTGATATTCACCGTTTGACTGGCAGCCGGTGTGAACGGGAAACTCGCCCCATCGATATACGCGATGAGCCGCGCCGCCCCATCTGCCGCGTTGTACTTGTAGATGACGATCGCGATGCTCACCACCGCGGCGGTCGCAACGAGCGAGGTGACGGCTGCTCCTGCCACACCACTCGCGACCGTCTTCGTCCCGAGGGCGGCCGTGCGGCCGTTATCGTATGACCCCGACACGTGGTCAAGGAAGTCGTCCGCAGCGTTGAACGAATAGCCGGTCTTGACGAGCATCACCCTGATGTCGTCGGTGTCCCAATCGATGCTCCCGTCGAGAAATCCCTCTCGCCCCTTATCGTAGAGTGCACTGGCCATGGTTTACTCCTCCATTATCTCGGCAATTGTTTCACTACCATCCAGGTGATGCATGATGATTTTCTTCCTTGTAGGCTTTTTGTCTTTCTCCACCGCCAGGATGGCGTCCATACGCGATGCAAGGTTCTGAAGGCCGATCAGGACGCCCTCGGCGCGCTTCTCCGCGGCCCCCACCCTGAGCAGAACATTTGCCGCCGGCACAGAATCAGTGGACGGCTGGGGCGCTGTCGCAGGCACGGGCTCCCCAATCTTGTCCGCCACGGTGTAATTCGTCGGCACCAGGTATTTCTGTCCCTGCCCATCCGGCTGCGGATTCATGTTTTCCTTCTGCCGCCATTCATCGGCGTTGATGATTCCCCATTGCCGCTGGATGGCAAGCGCGTTGTTCCTCGCCACTGAATCTCCGCGGAGCAGGGAATCCAGCAGAAACTCGGCGAAAAGCTCGTCTTGCCGATCAGGTTCGATGAGCTGGGCATTCACCTCGGTCTCGATCAGCGTGCACCAGGGCTGGATCGTATCCTGGATATATTCGATCTGCTGGTGCTCGATGTTCGAGAACGTCGCCCTCGTGAGCTCCTTCAGCTTATGCGGAGGGATATTGAACCACCGCGCCACCTCGTCGATCTGGAATGTGCGCGTCAGAAGGAACTGCGCATCCTCCAGAGGGATGATGTTCTTGTTGAACTTCGTTCCCTCCTCCAGCAGGATCCATTTCCCCTGATTCCCCATCCCCGAGTATCCTTCGCGGATACTTTCCAATAACCTCTCTCGCGCCTCCTTGGTGGCGAGTTTCGGCGCCTCGAGCGGGCGTTCAAGGAATCCGCCTGCATTCACACCCGAACCGAAAAAGTTCTGGCCGAAAACTTCTGCGGCAGTAGTAAGGCCGAAGGATTCCCTGGCCAGGGAGAGAACAGAAAAACCTGTCACGCCATTAAAGCCAAGCCCGGGGATATGCAAGATGTCGGCCCGGGTAAGCGTGACTTCCTTTCCGCTCAGAAGTTTCACTTCATAGAGAAGGTCACTTGTATCTTTGACCTGATAAATCTTGACCTGGTTAGGGTGTAGAATCTTCAGGCCCAGGATGGCCCCTCGATAGCCATCGCGCAAGATGATTGAATATGCATTCCCCCAAAAAAGTAGGTGCGCCACTGAGGTCCTCACCCACTGGTGCGAAGTCATGTTCGGTCCGACGCGATGATGCAGAATCGCATAGAGCGGATGACCCCGGAGCCGCTCCCTGCTTTGTTCATCGAGGCGGCGATACAGGATGAAACTGCAGCTCGCGATGGATCCCGAGATCAGATTCACGGCGTTATAGACCGCCGAGAGATTCATCGCTCCCTGCGCACTCACGCGGATCCCCGAGCGTGTCTCGCCTCCCTCGGCGGCGGACTTCATCTGCTCAGCAAACTCATCCAGCGTGATGTCCGGCCAGGCGGCGGCCACGCGGAAGAGTTTCATGCGTTCGCGCAGCTTCATATCACCATTGCTCCCCGCTCGTCATAAACAGATTTGTCATGACCATGCCGCATCGCCCTATCCATCGAAATGATCGCCGCCGTCACACCGTCGATGCGCTTCCCTGTATTTTCCCGCTTCGGTTTCATCGGCATCACGTTCCCTTGGCGGTCGCTGTTGAGCTCCAGGCAGGAGACCATCCAGTCCATCACCGGATTCCCGCCGTGCGCGATCTCCTTCGCGTAGACCGCCTTCAGAAAGAAATCAGTCGGGGCTGCCATGCCGGAGAACCGCTGCTGGACCGGGACCATAACAAGCCCGGCTTCCGTCAGATGCGTGAAAACCTCATGCGCTTTCCACGGATCGTACCCGATCTCCCGGATGTTGAAGCGCTCGGCATCCTTGAGGATTTCCGCCTCGATGAAGTCATAATCGATCGTGGCCCCAGGGGTCGCGATCACCAGGCCGCGCTCAATCCAGGAGTCATACGGCACCTTGTCTCGGCGAATGCGATCGATCATGCCGTCCCCAGGAATGAAAAAGCGCCAGAGCATGCGCCATGGCCCGACGTCATTCTCTCGCTCGAAGGTCAGGCAGTATGCGCTGATGTCCAAGATCGTTGAGAGGTCCAGCCCGCCGTAGCAGGACTTCCCGAGGAGCTGCTCCTCATCGATCTTTTCTTTACCACAGGCCTCCCAGACCTCCGGAGCGATCGCGCGGCTCGCCGCATGCGTCCAGACGTTGAAGTTCTTCGTCAGGACATCGTTGCGCTTGCTCGGCATCTGCAGCGCCGTCTGGACCCGACTCTCCAGATATTCCCAGCTCACGCTCACGCCAAGATTCGGATTCGCCTTTTTCCAGACCGTTCTATCCGTCCAGTCATCCCCCTCGTCGAGCGTGTAGATGATGGCAAAAAGGTTCTCGGGCGCCGGATTGATCGTGCGCTCGAGGACCTGCACAGCCAGCGCTCGTTCCTCCTGATAGCAAGGCGAGTTGATGTCGAACCCCGCCGTGGTGATGATGTAGATCAGCGGCTGCCGCCGCGACCCCAGGCCACTCTCAATCACCTCCAGGAGCGAATGGTCAGGCCAGGCATGCATCTCATCGCAGATCGCGATGTGCGGGTTGAAGCCATCCTGTGTGTCAGCATCCTTCCCCCAGACCGTGCATTTTGCCGCGCTGTCCTCAAGCTTGATAATCGTCGAGTTCTGTTTATAAACCTTCGAGAGTTTTTTTAATACCGGCTGTTTCTCGATCTGGCGTCGCACATCCTCCCATGCGATCTTTGCCTGATCTTTCTTCGTCGCCACACAATAGGCTTCAGGCCCCATCTCCCGCGGATAATCCGCGAAGTAACAGAAATTCAAAGTCGCCGCGGCATCGGTGGTCTTTCCGTTTTTACGCCCGACTTGGATATAGCTTTTAGTGAACCGGCGGAATCCATTCTTCTTTCGCCATCCGAAAAGGACCCAATCTTTGAATTGCTGCCAAGGCTCCAGGCGGATCCGCGTATCATGCAATCGCGCATCAGCCCATTCGCCTTTCGCATGGCGAAGTTCCTGTTTGAAATCGATGACGCGCTTCGCCTGTTCCTCATCGAAGATATAAGGAAAATCGGGCTGACCGATCCGCTCCAAATCACGCAGATGACGCTCGACCGCCAAGTGCGTGAGTTTGCAGACCACCTCACGGCCTGATATCACATCATCGATATATTGCTGCGCAGTATAAACGCTAGCCATGGCACGAATCTCCTGTGCCTATGGCCTATGCCTGCCCGACGAGCTCCTCCATGCGATCCTTCGCCGATTCTTTTGGAGGTATCATCGTGACCTTACCTTTACTCGCCGGCGTTAGGCCGAAGTCCGAGAGGAAGAGCCGCTCCATCTTCAGGGTATCTCTCATAGCTAAGTACTCCGCACAATCCTTCGAATCGCGACCGGCGAAGTATTCCGCCAGGGTCCGCCGTGATCGTTTCTTTGTCAGGGGATCTACCGGACGGAAAACCGCATCAGTCGTCTCCCGCACCAGCCCTCCTACTGCCGCCGTAGCGGCCAGGGCCTCGAGATCCGCGATCGTGAGCACATGGCTTTCGATAAGCCGAGGCGCAAGTTGCTTCCACACCTTCTTGGCATATTTACTTAGATGCGAGGGCGGACGAGGGACCTCCTCCACCTTCGGCGGATTCGGTTCATTTGCCGGCTGCCGGTCCTTACGAAAAGTTCCGTGCAGAATGTGTAACGCCCTGGGCTTTCGGGGCCTACCCTTTGGCATCGTCAATCCCCCTATATATGAAAAATCCTATTTTGCCAATGCTCAGAAAGAGG